ACCAAATTTTTTCTTAAGGATTCTAACGGTCTCATCTTCTCTTTTTTGACCCCACGTATTTGTTTGTGTCAAAATTTTCATTAAGTTTTGAAATGTTGCCGACTCTTGATTGAATACTCTAAATTTATATTCGTCTAATATTTTAACAAATTTTTTAACCTCACTGATTTGTTCGAAAGGTTTTAATCCAATCATTTTAATCTCAGGTTTTCCTTGAGATTTAAGTACTCGATTAATATCATTTAATAGAACACAAAAACAACTATAATTAGTGTTTAATTTATTAATTACAGAACGACCTTCACCTTCTAAATTATAAACCCCTGACATTTCACCATCAGCAAATTGATTGTTTTCGTAAAAATTTTCAGGAAAAACTTCCCTCATAATTTTATTAATACTCATTTTAAAGATTTCTTTAACCCTTGGGTTAATATTGAACACAAATCTAATCGCCTCATTTACATCTCGACTACATCTCTCGGATTTACCTTCAGAAATTATGGTTCGTAATGTGGCACTTTCATTTATTTTAGATTCAATCTTTAAATTATACAGTTTATTTACAAAATCCCAATTAACACACTTCCAAAAGTTTTTAATATAGTCATCTTTTTTATTTCGGTATTTCAAATAGTATGCGTGTTCCCACAAGTCTAACCCAAGTATGGGGTAACCACCATCTTCAATAGTGTTCATTAAAGGATTGTCTTGGTTCTCGGTTGAAACAATTTTTAATTTATTAGATTTTGTTAAAACTAACCAAACCCATCCAGACCCAAATCGTTCTTTCGCAACCTCTTCAAATTTAATCTTAAAAGTGTTGTAACTTTTGAAATCTTTATTAATTTGAGTTAACACATCCCCGTTAGGTTTTTGTGTTTTTGGTGTTAACATTTTCCAAAATAATGCGTGGTTAAATGCTCCACCAGCATTATTTCTAATATTTTTATCAAATCTACTAATTGATTTTATGATTTCTTCTAACTCTAAATCCCCATATTTCTTTTTACTTAGTGCGGAATTTAACTTATCAACATAACCTTTATAATGTTTATTATAATGGTAGTCCATTGTTTCGGCGTCAATAAATTGTTTTAGGGATGAGTAGGCATATGGTAATCGTTCGATACCAATTCTTTTCATTTCGTTTAAGAAAAGTTTTTGATTCTCATTTTTTTCAACCGTTTTAATTTTTTCGGTTATGAGGTCAATTTTTTTTTCAATGTTTTTCATAAGGCTTATTTTATTATTATAAATAAGCGGAAGTTTCAAATTATCTGCGATTGTTTATTCTATTCATCACTTCTTCAATAAAGTCGGCCTTATCTAAATTGTCCCCCATAACGGTTTCAAATATATTTTTCTTCTTTATTAAGATGTCATAAATTGCCCCCTCAATAGTGTTTTCAAATATTGGGTAATAAACCGACACATTAGATTTTTGACCGTATCTGTATGCTCTATCTTCCGCTTGTGAGTGGTCTGAGGGAACAAAAGATAAATCATTCATAATTACGGCCTCAGCGGCGGTTAGGGTTAACCCAACACCTGCGGCCTTTAAGTTACCAACAAAAACCGTAATCTTTTCATTATCCTGAAATTGGTCAACTGCGTGTTGTCTCATAGGTTTAGAGGTTGACCCATCTAATCTAACCGCTTGTTTACCAAAATGGTCGGCAATTTTATTTAATGTATTTGTGAAATTAGTGAAGATAATTACCTTTTTTCCTTGGTCAATTATATTCTGAGCTAATTCAATCGTATCGTTAATTTTTTCTTCTGCAATGACTTGTCTAACTTTCATTAACTTGCTAAATTGTACCGTTAAAGATGAAGATTCGTCTGTTTTATTTTCATACCAATCATAGTACTCTCCCATTAAACCTTCATATAATTTAGATTTAAGTCTTAGATAAACTGGTGATATTATTTTGTCAGGTAAATCAAGTACCTCAGTTTTTAAACGTCGTAATACTTGTCTTGAGGTTCGGTCTCTTAATTCCTCTAAGTTAGATGCCCCTGTAACATTCCAAACTTTTCTGTTTCCAGCCTTAAATTGGTACCCCTGACAATACCTAATTGCGTACGCCATCCAATTCTGAGCAACAGGACTTTCAATGAGAGATAACAAATTAAAATAATTCATCGGTCTTGATGTCATTGGTGTTCCTGTTAATAACCAAAGTTTATCAACACTTTTAACAAAACTATTAACTAATTTAGTTCTTTGAGCTTGACCGTTTTGTACATAATGAGCCTCATCAATAATGATTAGGTCAAAATTACTTTTATATATTTCAGATTTTTCTTTATCTTTTAAATCATAAAAATTTTTAAGAATGTCGTAATTAACAATTATAAAATCGTGTTCTTGTGAGAAGTTTTTTCCTTCGGCAATATAAACGCTCCTATCTGTATAGTTTTCAATCTCTCTTTGCCAATTTATTTTTAAGGACGCGGGGCAAATAATTAATATTTTCTTAACCCCCGTTTCTAATGCGGCAATAATTGTTGAGGTTGTTTTTCCTAACCCCATATCATCTGCGAGAATAAATCTTTTAGACCCCGCCAGTTTTTCAATAGCAATTTTTTGATGTTCTAATGGAGGTCTGTGAGAATATTTTGAATAATCTATATTAACATTTTTAATTGTGTGTGTCTTAATCAAAGCTCCTTTGGGTAACCAAAACTCGTGTATGGTTTCCCCCGATAATACTTTTCCCCAAACATGATATGATTTGTCTTTCTCAACCAATAACTTCTCAACCCAAACTTGTTCAGGTATTGTTGTTAATAATTTTTCATCTGCAATTTTTTTGGCAAAGTAAGGGTCAAGGTCAACCCATTTTTTTCCAACTTTAGGAGTTACATCGTAATAATTAATAATATAATCAGATTGGGCTCTTGTGGGATAAAATTTCTTATTAGATTCTTTTTGGGTTTTTAATTTTAGGATATAGTTATTTGCCCCTGAATAAGTTTCAAGTAATTCTAATGCTCTTCTCTCTAATAGAGGTTTGTTATTTTCTATATTATTTTCCAAAAGATTTGGTTTGAGTTAAAAATAAGTAATCTTTTAATATTTATCAATATGTCAACTAATAAAGTTCCAATTACTAGAATAGGTAAATTCTTCGGAGATGAAGATTTTAATTTAGACCTCTCAATCGGGGAGGAATGGTTATACGGCGATATGAACTTCACCTTAGTTCTTTATCGTATCGATAGATTGAAAACAAAAACCGATGATGTTTATGGGGAAACTGTTAGTGACGGTATTAAATTTTTACCTCCAATAGAGTTTAAAGGGTATGTTCAAATTATGGCTCCTGAAAATAAATATTTAGGAAATTCCAAAATAGAACAGTTTGAGCCAGGGAATATTAAAGTTTCAGTTTACCAAAGACAGTTGGATGAATTAGGTATTGATATTAGTTATGGTGATTACATTGGTTATTATGAAACAGAAGATAAAGTTAGATACTATACTGTAAATAATGACGGAAGGGTTATCTCGGATAATAAACACACGTACGCAGGGTTTAAACCGTTTTACAGAACGATTATGGCTTCAGCAGTTACTAATAATGAATTTAGAGGTTTATAATGAAAATATTAATTAAAGAAACACAGGCATTAAGATTGTTAGAATTAATGGATAATAATTCGGAAGAAAATTCTGAAGATGAATTTAAAGGTAAAAGAGTAATGGTTTATTATAATTTACACAAACATACTTTTTCTGTAACATATAAATCAAAAGTTATATTACATGCGGATTACGTTAAATTAAATGATGTTGAGTTTAGAGTTAGAAAAGGTGGTAAAGACCGAGTTAGAAGTGAAATGTCAAAAAATGTTCACGCGTTTGTTATTGGTGATTTAGTTGATTATTGTCAGTACCCATGTGAAAATATTCCTGAAGAACCAACAGATAATGTGGTCACATATAACCCTTACAAATATGATAGTTTTGTATATAAATCAGATGAAAGACCAGTATACAAAGCAAAAGAAGTTGACATGGTTAATTTAAAAAACAAACTATTCGTAATAAACGAAATAAAAAAATATTAAAATGCCGTTACCTAAAATTAAGAAAAACATCCCTTTGACGCATCCAAAAACCCTTCTACCAAGAAGACAGGAATTGGTTGATAAGATTAATAGAGACGGTACCTATCTTCCTAAGTCAATCTTACATGCAGATTTAGATGGTGGATTTTTGGATTTTGTTAAGACAGAATTAAAAACTGTTGTTGATGGAAAGGTGATTCCTATGATTGATATTTTAATTACAACTCAAAATTGGGCTCAATTCACGGAAACTTGGAATATTCAAAATATTGATAAAAACACTGAACCACCGTTCATTACTGTTGTTCGTGTTCCTGAGGTTAAGTTTGGGACTAATCCCGCAACTCTATATAACATTCCTAATAGAAAACAATATTTCTACGCTCAGGTACCTACTTGGGACGGACAAAGACATGGTGCGGACGTTTATAAAATACCTCAACCTGTACCTGTTGATATTACATATAATGTTAAGATAGTTTGTAACAGGATGAGAGAACTAAACAGTTTTAATAAAAATGTACTTGAAATGTTTGCGTCAAGACAAGCCTATACCGTAATTAAAGGACATTATATTCCAATAGTGATGGGAAACATTAGTGATGAATCTGTTGTAGATTTAGAGAAAAGAAAATATTATGTACAAAGTTATGAATTCACATTACTTGGTTTTTTAATTGATGAGGATGAGTTTGAGGTTTCTCCCGCGGTTTCTAGAATTTTACAAGTTATTGAGCTTGAATCACAGGGAACAAGAAAACGACAAAAAAAACTTTTAACTTCCGAAAGTGCAACTTTAGATGTTTTATTTGTTGTTGGAAATAATATTATTACACAAATTTTTGATTATACAGTTGACCTAAATTTGGTCGAAACCAACAATGTTGAATCATTTGAAGTGTTCATTAATAACGACTATTACGGTATGGATATCGAACAAATTCAGTTAAATACTAACGACACTCTCAGATTAATTGTCACTAAAAATGACATAGATAAAGACAGTATAATTAAGTTTAGTGATATATTAGTTTAATTCTCACCGTATATATCGGGTTTTTCTTTACATTTCTCAAAAATAAGTCTTTCTAAGAAACGATACATCTTTATCCCTCTTTTTTCGCAATAGGTCTTTAAGACATCGTGAGACTCAACTGATATCTTTAAATTCTTTATTTTTTTTTTGTTGTTATCCATGGTAGAAAAAAGGCAGAATTTATTCTCCCTAATAATAAATACTTGCAGGAAAGTAAAGTATTTTGGTTTTTTTCAGAATATTTATCTATAAAATAAATTAATTAAGAAAACACAAGACTAATGGCAACAAACAGTAAAGTATTCGTATCACCTGGGGTGTATACTTCTGAAGTCGATTTGAGTTTCGTAGCACAGAGTGTAGGGGTTACTACACTAGGTATTGTAGGGGAGACAATAAAAGGTCCAGCCTTCGAACCTATTTTTATTACAAACTTCGACGAATTCTCAACTTACTTTGGAGGAACGTCTCCAGAAAAATTCATAAATACGCAAATACCTAAATATGAAGCGTCGTATATCGCTAAATCTTATTTACAACAATCTAACCAGTTGTTTGTAACAAGAGTATTGGGATTATCAGGGTATGATGCGGGTCCATCATGGACAATAACAACTAAAGCAAACGTAGACCCATCTACAGTAGATTTCTATTGTGAAAGTGCAACTACAGTTAATTGTATCGACACATGTGTTGATTACCAAACAATTGACTTTGCAATCGATTTCTCAGGTTGTAATAACAGTTTCGGTTCAATATCATTTGTTGACCCAACACAAATTCCCGCGGAAATTGCTACGAAATTAGATATTCCATATGAATTGTTTGATGGTAGTTTATCTACGGTTAGAACAAATATGACCAATCAAATTTTTGATATATTAAACACACCATCTTTAGAAAATACATCAATTTATTATTATGGTGCGATTTCAGGAGAAACTTATGACGCGTTTAGTCCTATCTTTACCGCTGAAACAAACGTATTTGGAGTTAATAGTGTTGATGCAAGCGTAATTGATTATGCTGCACCACAAAATGACCCTTGGTATTATGGTTTATTTGATAACGTTGGTAACGCCGCTTATAGTGGTTATTCATTTTGGTCTATTGTTACAGGATTAACTTTAACACCACCTGTTACTACTACAACAACAACGGTACCAGGAACTACAACAACGACAACAACAAACCCTTGTGTTACACCAACACCAACCGCAACAACAACAACAACAACATTTGCACCTGTTAATTGTTACACAGGTACTTTAATTGGTAGAATTTATGTATACTCAGGAACTGCGTTTACAGATTACGATGACTTAGTAGTCGCAACACTTCGTTCAAGAGGTTTAGCAACATACTCAACAGATAATGGTCCCGTTTATGAGGTTAGTGGTTTAACAGATGTTACTATGAACTGTTCAGGTTCATATTCAGGGGTTACTAAAAATCCATACGCAACTTTTGGTATTAACATTACAAGTAAAGATGGGGACACCTATTTCTTTGAAACATCTCTCCAAAATTCTGACCCTAAGTACTTACCAAAAGTATTTGGTTCATCTAACTTCGCAAAACCAAGAACTGTGGTTCCTTTATTTGTGGAGGAAAGATTCCAAGCTTTATTAAACTACGGATGGAGAAAAGGGTTTATTAGAGGTTTAAGTTGTGACTTAACCGCATTACCTGACGCAAGACAAGGTAGTGACCCTACATCAATCGCTTGGTATTTAGAACAATATCAATCACCAACATCACCATGGATTGTATCTGAATTAAGAGGTAACAAGGTTTACAACTTATTCAAATTTACAACAATTGCTGATGGTGAGGCGGCAAACACCGAAGTTAAAATCTCAATCGCAAACATTTCGTTTAATAATGGAACGTTTGACGTATTAGTTAGAGATTTCTTTGACTCAGACGCAAATCCAGTTGTTATTGAAAAATTCACTAACTGTAATATGGACCCTAATGATAACGCATTTATTGCGAAAAAAATTGGTACAACCGATGGTGAGTATGAGTTGAATTCTAAATATATTATGATTGAACTTAATGAAGACGCACCAATAGACGCATTACCTTGTGGATTCTTAGGATTCAATTTTAGAGAGTACGCGGGGGTTAGACCTCCATTCCCAATTATTAAACAAAAATACGATTACCCAGGTGAGGTAGTATATAACCCACCATTTGGTTTATCTTCAGGAGCTGACGATATTACAAGAAGTAACGGTGATAATGTACGTAGAACTTATTTAGGTATTTCTGATACTGTAGGTATTGACGTTGATTACTACTCTTACAAAGGTAAACAACTTCCTTTAGATATCTGTACAGATTCTACGGGTGAAGAATGGAACTTTAGAAGTAGAGGTTTCCACATGGATATTAACGCAAGTGCAATCACTGTACCTAACGCATTCGTTACAAGTGGAACACCAGCGTTCTATTGTGGTGATGCACCATTTACTCAAGACCCTGATTCAGAAGAGAACCCTTACTACAGAATTTACGCTCGTAAGTTCTCATTATTAGTACAAGGAGGATTTGACGGATGGGACATTTATAGAGAATCAAGAACTAATACTGATAGATTTGTATTAGGTAGAAATGGTTACTTAAGAGGTTCGTGTCCATCAATTAAATATCCTACGGCAACAGGTTGGGGAGCGTTTAAACAGATTACTGTTGGGGATACCACACAAGGTTTTGGTAACACCGATTATTACGCTTATTTATTAGGTCAACAAACATTCTCAAATCCTGAGGCAGTTAATATTAACGTATTCGTTACCCCTGGTATTGATTATATTAATCATTCTGACTTGGTTGGTAGTGCAATTGACATGATTGAAAATGATAGAGCTGACTCACTTTATGTTTGTACAACTCCTGACTACAACATGTTTGTTCCAACAACAACCAATATGCAGGATTTAATTTATCCACAAGAAGCAGTAGATAATTTAGAAACTGCGGGTATTGATTCTAACTACACTGCAACTTACTACCCATGGGTATTAACAAGAGATACGGTAAACAACACACAAATCTACTTACCTGCAACTGCTGAGGTTACAAGAAACTTAGCATTAACAGACAATATTGCATTCCCTTGGTTCGCGGCGGCGGGTTACACAAGAGGTATAGTAAACGCTATTAAAGCACGTAAGAAGTTAACACAAGAGGATAGAGACACATTATATCAAGGTCGTCTTAACCCAATCGCAACCTTCTCTGATGTTGGAACCGTAATTTGGGGTAACAAAACTTTACAAATTAGACAATCGGCTCTTGATAGAATTAACGTAAGAAGATTATTACTTCAAGCTCGTAAATTGATTTCTGCGGTATCTGTAAGATTACTGTTTGAACAAAACGACCAAAAAGTAAGACAAGATTTCTTAGATGCGGTTAACCCTATCTTAGACGCAATCAGAAGAGACAGAGGTTTATACGATTTCCGTGTAACAGTTTCTTCAGACGCGGCTGACTTAGACAGAAACCAAATGACGGGTAAAATCTATGTTAAACCTACAAAATCGTTAGAATTTATAGACATCACGTTCTATATCACTCCAACAGGGGCGTCTTTCGAGAATATCTAAAATAAAAAATAAACAAGCCGATGTAATGTCGGCTTGTTTTTAGCCAAATAATAACAATGATAAATAAAAAAATGATTATAGAAGGTATTGATGAAGCAGGAACACCTGACATGAAATACTATTCATTCGATTGGGACGACAACATAATGACAATGCCAACTAAGATTATCTTAAAAGATGAAGAAGGTAATGATGTTGGTATGTCAACTGAGGATTTTGCGGAATATAGAACCGACATAGGTAAAGAACCTTTTGAATATGAAGGACATACTATTGTAGGTTTTAGTGATGAACCATTTAAATTTTTTGGTGTTGCGGGTGACAAACAATTTATTGTTGACTCTATGTTAGCAAAACCAAGTGCGGCTTGGCCTGACTTTGTAGAAGCATTAAATAATGGGTCGATTTTTTCTATCGTTACCGCTAGAGGTCATACCCCTTCGGTAATTAAAGAGGCGGTGTACAATTTAATTGTTTCAAATAAAAACGGGATTAACTCAGATGAGTTAGTTAAAAATTTAGAAAAGTTTCGTCACATTGCTGATGAGGGTCAATTAAGTAAACGTGAAATTATACGTCAATATTTAGACCTTTGTAGATTTTATCCTGTAAGTTATGGGGAAGGTTCGGCAACAAATCCCGAGGAAGGTAAAATTAAAGCCTTAAAAGAATTTGTTCAATATATTAAAGAAGTTTCAACTCAAATTAAGAAGAAAGCGTATTTAAAGAATAAAATAACTAATAATTTCTTACCTACAATTGGTTTTTCAGATGATGATTTAAGAAATGTAGAAAAAGTTAAAAGTCATTTTGAAAAAGAACCAGATAATATAATTAAGACTTATTCTACTGCAGGAGGAATTAAAAAAGAATATTAATAAATAAAACTAGATACTTATATGCTAAGAATAATTTTTTAAATCTTGAAAGTAAAGAGAAAAAATTTATTTGGAGATATTTATAAAAAACAAAATAAACACAAAATAACAAAAAAGAAAGAAAATGGCTGATTTATTGATGAAAATGCCGATACCTTATGAACCTAAAAGACAAAACAGGTTCATTCTTCGTTTCCCAACAACATTGGGTATTAACGAATGGTTCGTTGAATCTACGGCAAGACCACATATAACTATAAACCCTGTTGAGATTCCCTTCCTAAACACTTCAACTTACGTTGCTGGTCGTTTTACTTGGGGAACTATTAACGTTAAATTCCGTGACCCTATTGGTCCGTCCGCATCTCAAGCTCTTATGGAGTGGGTACGTCTATGTGCCGAGTCTGTAACAGGTCGTATGGGTTATGCTGCGGGATACAAAAAGAATGTCGATTTAGAAATGTTAGACCCAACTGGTGTTGTTGTTGAGAAATGGATTTTAGAGGGAACATTCTTATCGGATGTTAACTTCGATTCATTGGCTTATAATACAGATGCTTTAGCGAGTATTACGGCAACATTACGTATGGACCGTTGTATCTTAGTTTACTAAAATTACAATAAAAAATATTTCAGTCAAAATATATTTAAATCCACATGCTTAGGTATGTGGATTTTTTTTGTTTCTATTTAAAAAAAAAGAAATTACTTTATATTTTATTATAAAAGACAAACAATATGGACCAAAGTATCATTGACGCAGGAACGGAGAGTTTTAACTTACCTCACGATATAGTACAACTACCTTCAGGTGGTGTATTTTATAAATCAAAAAAGAAAGCAATAAAAGTCGGTTACTTAACCGCAAATGACGAAAACGCCTTAATGGGTGCGTCACAAATGAGTAGTGATAATATCATTATGACATTATTACGTAGTAAAATCTATGAACATGATTTAAGACCTGAAGAGCTATTGGATGGGGATATTGAGGCGGTACTTATTTTCTTACGTAACACTTCATTTGGTCCTGAATATAAAGTGTCAGTTACAGACTCACAAACAGGAAAACCATTTACACATACAGTTGTGTTAGATGAGTTAAATATTAAGAAAACACAACACCAACCTGATGAAAATGGTTTTTTTACAACAACATTACCAAAATCAGGGGTTAGTGTTAAATTAAAACCATTGAGTTTTGCAGAAACAACTGAAATCAGTAAAATGGCTGAGCAATACCCCGCAGGTAGAACCGCACCAACTATTACTTGGAGATTAGCAAAACAAATTGTTGAAATTAATGGAAACGATTCCAAAGAACAGATTGCAAATTTCATTAACACAATGCCAATTATGGATTCCAAATATATCCGTAATTTCATTAGAGAAAATCAACCTTCATTAGATTTAACAAAAACAGTAAAAGCCCCTTCAGGAGACTTGGTAACTTTCGAGATTACCTTTGGGGTGGAGTTTTTTCGGCCTTTCTTCTAATCACAAACAACTTTTAATCGAAGAGTATTATTTTTTGGCGAGATTTATTAGGTTATCTTACACCGAATTTCACATCATGCCAACTTATATGAGAAAGTACCTCATCGACAGAATTATTGAGGACAATACGCCAAAAACATAATAGTAAAATTGTTTTTGGTGTATTTATACATATATAATACTTAACCTATGGCAGAAACTACTAACGAACCTGGTGGAGACTTTTTAAGTAAAGTCCAAGGAGCACTCGAACAAAGTGTTGGAAAAATTACCGATGCTTTGGCAACTAATTTACGTGCGGGAGATATCGCTAAGGTAATTCAAGAAATTGACGATAAAGCGACAACAATTGTAAAATCTTTTGGACAAGGTCGTGAAAACATTGTTAACTTAAAGGCCGCTATGGCAGACGCCGCCTCTGAAGTAGAGAGAATGGGGGGTAGTTTTGACGACATTGTTAGTATTCAAAAAGATGTTGCAGAATCATTAGGTCGAAATTTAATACTAACCTCAAGTTCCTATAAAGATATATACGCCACTTCAGAAGTAACGGGTCAAAACGCAAAAGAACTTGTTACTAATTTTAAGGATGCTGGTATGTCAGTTTACCAAGTTACTGGTGAAATGAGTAAAGTTGTTAACATTGCAAGAGAATCGGGGGTTAATGCTCAAGCGGTTAGTAAAGAAGTCCTTTCAAACATGACCGCATTAAATCAATTTAATTTTGCGGGTGGTGTCTCAGGATTAGCCAAGATGGCGGCTCAAGCCTCATTACTAAGAGTTGATATGAATAGTACTCTTAAATTAGCTGATGAATTATTTAGTCCTGATAAGGCGATTGAATTGGCGGCATCAATGCAAAGATTAGGTGTTGCGAATTCAGAACTATTAGACCCATTACGTTTAATGGATATGGCTCAAAATGACCCCGCAGAACTCCAAAACCAAATCTCAAAAATGAGTGAACAATTTGTTCAATTAGGTGAAGATGGTAAGTTTGAGATTATGCCAGGGGCTAAGAGACAGTTAATGGAGGTTGAGAAAGCCATGGGTATGAGTAGGGGGGAATTATCTAAAATGGCGTTGTCAAGTGCTGAGGTTGCCGATAAGATGCAGAAAATTAAATTTCCATCAAGTTTTACTGAAGAAGAAAAAGGATTAATTGCTGGTATGGCAGAAATGGGGGCTGGAGGTGAATATAAAATCCAATTAGGAGGAAAAGAGTTGGGTATTACTGAAGCGATTTCGGAATTACAAAAAGACCCTGACCAAATGAAAGCTCTTAAAGAAATGGCTCAACCTAAAAGTATGGAAGA